GTTCTTTAGAGACAAGGACTTAAGTTCTCATGCTACAGAAAAACTTTCTTTCCAAAACTTTTCGAAAGATTCGCCCGGAATCTTATGAGCATCAGTATCAAGATGCAAACTCTTACCTTCCCTACCTCTAAGATTAAATCGCGTAGCATATTCGGCTTCTTCTTGCGTTAGCATACGAATCAACAAACCCTTCGGCTGAACAAATACTAAAACCAGATAGTCGAAACAATTGGTTTTAATATTCTGGAAATTATAATGGTATGAAACCTTTTTAGTTCGCAAAGAAATCTTAGAGTGGGCCAAAGACGACTTCACCTCAACCCTGTATCCATCAACTCTCATATCGAAAGAATGACTGCCGCCAAGATGATCAACTCGAAAACCCATTGTAATCAGTTCATCTCTCACAATACTCTCAATTGCTGTGCCACGATGACGGCTCGGCATTTGACTGAGTATACAGCACATCGTATTCTTTCGCATAGAATACAAACTCTTACGATCATATCCTTTGATCTCTGGCAAAACCTTCTTAAGATGCTTCATCGTAAACATAGCTTATCCTCCTTTGGTTAGCTCATTCTACAGGAGTATCGGCTATTGTCAATAGATTTAGTGACAAATTTTTCTTTTGCCATAACTCTATATAGGATAAGAACTTACGTCAAAACCGGCCCGCCCCGTCGGCCCTAAGTGCTTGAACACAAAGGGTTTACGACGAGGATAGTTTACTCAAAATCAACAAAGATGATTTGAGCATAGCCGCGTGGCTTAACGGTATAACCATCACCATAATCGTAGGTTTCAGACTTTACGGCTGTCATACCTGCCAAAGCCTTAGCCTTACGAATAACGCTACGCTGGCTAGCATTTTTCTTGGGGATGAATTCATAACGATTCACCCAACCATAGTTAGCTTCACCGCCATAAGTATCAGTATGGGTAACAACGCACTTCATTTCGCCAATTCCTTTGCTTTCAGGGTTTCCAGATACAACTTTTCCAACAGATTCACGCGAGCAATCGCACGATTAGCTTCACGTTCCATAAGCATAACAGCTTTCTGGTGATTCGTCAATGGTTTCTTTTCAGTTTTCATTCTCTTTTCCTCTTCTTCTTATATCGACATTCTACCATAAAAACTTTAGCTGTCAAGCCTAATCTTCTTTCCAAGGATAGGGCTGAACATAAGGGCCATAGTGGTCATAAAGATACTTAAAGCGATCATCATTATGCCACTGATACAGTTTGATCAGCTCGCTCACTGCACAAGAGTACAGTACTGTTGGGGTCATTTTATTCCAAGAATAGTTACGATAACCGTCTTTAGTGATTAGAGTCACAAAACCATTACCAAACTTCATAATCGTACCCCACACATCCTTACCATTATAGGTAAAGTTTATGGTATTACTCAGCCAATATGGCCAATGTGGATTATTTCCATTCATATTTATCATCAATCTCCATAAGTATCAGAATCGTTTATGTAAATTAATCGAGCAACTCGGTTAGAACAATTATGTTCCTTATCCCAACCGTTTTCGATTTCTGGAGACTTATCGGATAATCCAACAGAACGACGATATTCAATCCACTTTTCTTCGTTTGTCATTTCTGTACCTCTGGTCTATAATGCTTCTGCATACCCATTTTAACTTCATTCAAACCACGATAGTGACCAACATAAGTCAACTCTGGCTTGAGATAATACAATATAAAATGATTCCAGTCAAGAGGCTTAGGAAGATACACCACCCTAAAACCCATAAGTTCAGCATCAAATTCTAGATCGGCTATTTCGTTTTTGGTTAACTGTCTCATTTTATTCCCTTCAAACTTCACAAATATTCTTGTTGCAACGAACATTAGCAGCAGTAGGATACTTCTCAAAAACCCTACGCTCAACGTCAATCCTAGTTCTATACTTTGCATTAAGATTCCACGAGTAACGCTTACCATCCATATCAAACGTCACAGTCCAACCAACATGAATATGCTCATGCTTCACATTACCCCACATATCCCTACTCATCCGATACTCATTCCAACTCATTCTTCACTCTCTCTTTCTCTATCTCTTATATCGACAAGTATAGCAGAGAAACTTTAGCTGTCAACTAAAAAGTTTTCTTACAATTTCGTAAGGTTTTCGTAAAGTATTGCAGCATAAGGACTTACATCAAAAGCGGCCCGCCCCGCCAGCCCTAAGTGCTTACGCACAAAGGGTTTATGGAGAGTGGTTCAGTCAATCATCATATGGGCCATCATCGTTATAATCAACGAATCCGACAGCCTCATCTGCGTGGAAATCTTCTACTCCATCGTCACCATAGTAACCATAGTCTTCGTCGGTTCCCCATCCAGCGGAAGCCAACGCAGACTCAGCATCACCATCCATACTATCATCAAACGAATCATTAGAATCATTCTCCAAGTCATCATCTCCAGCCCAATAATCATTAGTACGATCATCGGCGTCGATACCATAAAAGTCTTCAAGATCGTCGTATTCGTAGCTCATGGTCAATCCCTCACGATGGTAGTAATGTAAAACAAACCAATATAGCCCACAACAAAAGCAATCGCACTAAGCATCAGTATACTCCTCTGGAACAAAGTCGTCAATAGCACCCACAACATCGGCCCAATCCCAAAAGTTGACTTCCACACTGGGATCGTCGATAGGCTCAACCATCGGCTCCACAATCCCCTGCTCTGCCATGTCGTTCAGAATATCGTTGATCTCGTCGAAGTTCAGCATGATTCTGGTTCCTGTGGTTTCCGTTCGTGATGTTGCGATTATACATCTATTATCGACCAGTGTCAAGAGGCAATTAGTTGACGACCAGAAATAATTTCAGTAGCAATGCTTTGAATCAAAGCATCCTTCACTGAGGGATTCTCAACACATTCTTCCGTGAGCCTTTCGCACAGGGAGCACGAAGCATCCATCATTTCAAGAGCGCCTTGCAATCCAAGACCCATCCAAATCTTTTCCATCGGAGAAAACATTTTTTAGCCTTTTCTTTCTTGTACTATCATTCTATACCTATTATCGTCCAGTGTCAATACCTATGAACAGGAAAGTTTCCTTACAATGTCGTAAGATTATCGTAAGTCGTTGCAGCATAAGCACTTACGCTTCGCGGGGCGGGCCGGACTCGACGTAAGTCCTTACTGGTGAAGGAGATACGTCATTGTGCAGCCAAGTATAAAGCATACCCCTAATAGAATATAATCACTAATTTTCATCATTTTCCTCCATATACATGATATTTGACATACTAGCATACAATACAATACCACAAATGTAGCCAAAAGCAACGCTAATAAAATCGAATTGATACATCCCTGTATCTCCATTTTGTTTAAGTGGTCAATCCCCATAACCTACCCAGAAATCATCACCCTTATCACTTTTCATAAGAGTATAACCCCTAGACTTCATATTCTCATATTCATTAATTCTCTGCCAAACCTCACACATAGTTTCCATAACCTTAAGAAAAGCCCCCATAACCAACATAAACGGATATTCAATCATTCTCATATTCTTCTCCTTTGCACCATTCTATACTATTGTTATCGGCCCGTCAAGGGCTCTGACTTTAGGCTGACTATACCCACCCTACCCAAACCCGGAGGGTTAGCTAAGACTAGCCCTCATCTCCGGGAGAATAGTCTGCAAGCTCCATAATCTGACTAGACAGATCATTCAGCATAGCTTCTGCAAAGTTGCTATCTTTCAGAGTTTTATTATGCTGACTCTCATACATAATCCATTCATTTCCACCATCTACACTATAGAGTAAATCTACCCTATATTGAGCACTACCTTTCACACCAAGAATATACCACTTGATAGCTTTCTCAATCGTATCAGTATACGGCTGTTCAAAACCATCGAATCTTACCTTGAACTTCACATCTTCAAACATCTTCATTCTCTCTTTCTTGTGTTTTTATTCTACCAAACTGTTTTTGTATTGTCAATTACTTTTCTTTTTGCTCAGATAGGCATGAGACACAATCTGGTCAAGCGTATACCATTCACCTTCGAATCGGCCGGAAATCTGAACTTTAATATTCTTTCCGACTATTTGCTGGACATTACCATACCCGCTGACTACTTGAACCACATCGCCAACCATAATCTTTTGCATCTTGTTTTCCTGTTTCAATTATTTTACCAAACTTTTCCACCACTGTCAACCCCTCTTATACGGGGGTCGGTTGTGAGCGATAATATTTTGCCCACAATTCATCGATAACAAACTGGACAACACGATCATGCGAACCACGGCAAACGTAGTATCCCATGTGAATGTCGAACAGAGCATACGTCCCATCATTTTGGGGGTGGAACGAAAATCCACACTTGTAGGCATAGGCGTTGATCTTACCCTTGACGGTCGAACTTTTTGGAGGCTTTCTCATTTTCATTCCTTTTCTTTCTTGTCCTATCATTATACCATAATTATCGTCCAATGTCAATAGGGTAGACCAGAAAAAGTTTCCTTGCAATTTCGTAAGGTTCATGATTGGTTTTGGCACAGCATTTGCTCTATGCAATTTTCATGCCAAAAAAACTGGTATAGGATTTGCTATGATGATTTGTCGTAAGTCGTTGCAGCATAAGCACTTACGTCGAGCGTGGCGCGCCCGCCTTGTCCTAAGTCCTTTGGCAGCAAGGGTTTACGTCGGACTCAGCTCATATAGTGAACAGTTGTATACGTTCCCATCCTCATCCTGTACAGATGCCCACGCATTTGCCGTACCATATACAGCATCCGCAAGCACACCCATGAACGAACGTACAGTAACAACCTTAGAGCGGTGCATCACGGTTTGCCCATATCGCGGAGTATTTTCTGTAGTGAACATTTGTTTCCTTTGTTTAGTAGATCAGATTGTTATCAGCCACAACCATACCATCTTCATACTCTAGGCCACTCTCCAGATACCATTCTCCCTTGCGTTGATATACTCGCACGGGCGAATACTGGTTGATTCTATCCTTAGTTGTTGCAGTATGCCAACCCCCACTATTGAGGGTAGCACTATTGTCAGGATGAATCTTTACCACATAGGTACTATGCAGCATGATGCCTACGCTACCATCAGGAAGAATTTCAGCATAGGTATTGTTACCAACCTTGCGAGTATCCTTATTAGTCTTACCACGAACCATTTTCACTGCTTCATAGTGTGTCATATTGTTTTCTTTCTTATGGAATTAGTCGTTCAGCATGGAATGAATAGCATTACCCACTTCATGCACAGTATAGGTGATAAAAGCACACCCAGCAATCAGAGCAAACAGTTGAACATATTCAATAGCTGTAATCATTAGAATTCTTTCAATACTTGATAAGATTATTGGCGACATTGAACCGAATCAATCCAGAGATACTACGATTAGCCAAGAGGCTATCGGTAACATTCTTTCCATCACGCAGGATGGTCTGAATCACGAAGGAACCACTAGGATAAACCTTGAAGGTTGCAGTGGTATTGCCAAACTTCATCGTATGCCAAGTTTCGTATCCAAAATTCATTTTCTTTCTCTCTTTCTCTTTCCAAAATTCTATCAAACTTTTCCGCGTTGTCAATCCCCTCTTATCGGGGGAGGGTCATCAATCCCTTGAAGTGCGAAAACGTCAGGGTAAGATTTTGACCAACATACTTTTGGTCAATGTACGCTTGTGCAGAACTTTTCCGATTATCGGTAGCACCAACATACTGAACAACCGTACCATCTTGATCGGTCACTTTCCAAACTTTCTTTTCGACAATCTTAGGAAGGGTAGCGATGAAACCGTTGATGCTAGTATTCTTTTCCATTTTTCTTTTTCTCTTTCTTTCTTTCTCTCTTACTTCTTATATCGACATTATACCATCGATTCTTTAGATTGCAAGAGAAAAATTCCAAGAATATTGTCAAGAAATTTTGACAAAACTTTTCGTAATTTTGAGTACGATTGGCACAGTATTTGCTACGTGCAATTATCATGCCAAAAATCATGGCACAGCATTTGCTATGAGGATTTGTCATAAGTCTTTACAGCATAAGCACTTACGTCAAATTTTGCGCCGAAAATTCGTCATAAGTCCTTTGGTAGCAAGGGTTTACGTCAAGTTTTGCGTCGTCTGTATATTCGTTCAGTACCCACCCAAACGGGTAGGTAGAGCTTAGGATACAAGTGTACATATGTATCCCTCACCCAACGCTCACGATCCTGTATAACGTCGTATACTAGTGTACAATCGTTCATTCATCCTCTCCCTTGAAGCTGAACGGGCTAAGTTCCAGATGAGCGACCGCACCATACTGCTTGGCTAGTTCCTCAACACGTTCACGGCTTCCCGGCTTGCCAACCGGAACGATCATGGTATCCTCACCCCCTGCGTAGCGGGGGTCAACCTTTTCCTTGCGAACTTTGCCAAGATTCTTCAAGGCAGTACGATTGAACTTGATTACCTTTTCGCTCACAACGTAACGCTTCTGATCATCCACACCATAGACGTAATCGGTATCTTCCGTGATTCGATCATCGGGGATTTCGACCAGCATAGGGATTGCAATACCCTTGAAGATCATTCGGGCTTGACGCTTGGCATTTTCAATGATGGGGAACTTGGTTTTCATTTTCTTTTCTTTCTTAGGTTCTATCGTTCTCTTATGTGTGCATTATACCAAACAGTTTTTCAATGTCCAGCAAAAAGTTTTCTTACAATACCGTAAGGTTCAGGCAAAGTCTTCTTCGCCGCAAAAATCCTCGTCGCTATCCCATTCGCCATCGTCAAGGCCGGGAATGTAGTCGGCTTCGATGCTGTCGTCCACAATGATCGTGCAGTGTTCACCGCACTGGGAGCAAATCTCATGATCGACATTGCTTTCAGCATTACAGCAATCGGAAACGTAAAACACTGTCTTTTCCATTCTTATACCCTTTTCTTTCTCTTTTCTCTTATATCGACATTATACCAAAGGATATTCAGGTTGCAAGCGAAAAGTTTCCTTACAATTTCGTAAGGTTCGTACAGCAAATATCATGCCAAAAAAACTTTTTCTAGTTTGGCACAGCATTTGCTATGGTAAGATAGAAAGGATTCTAGAAAAACTCGTCGTAAGTTGTTGCTACGTAAGCACTTACGTCAAATTTTGCGCCGCAAATTCGTCGCAAGTCCTTTAGCAGTAAGGGTTTACGTCGAATTGTTCGGTATACTGTACAAGCGTATAGCTATAGCGTTTCGTACAGTTCTCCAACGACCACAAAGAACCTATACATGAGTACAGTGAGTAGTGTACAGGCGATCAAGTCTACAACGATCATACGATAGCCTCTTGTTTTGCTTGGAGAGATTCGACAAGTGCCCAACATTCATTAAACGTGATATGTCGAGCGATTACCACACCACCATACCATACCTCATACCGATCACCAGCACGATTCGAAGTATTCCAGTAGATCGTTTTCATTGCTTTGCCCTTTGTTAGTTAGCGGCTTGCATGTGGTCAAACGTGATGCACTTGTCAAGATAGATCGACCGAAACCCTTGCTCAGCCTTTACCGTCAAGAGAACACGTTCACCAAAGTTGCGAACGTTCACCACTTCCCCATTGACGATTTCACCGTTATCGTATTCTGCAAAAACAAAATCACCAATCTTCATTTTCATACCCTTTTCTTTGTCGTTCGTTCTCATGTCTGTATTATACATATCGGCTTGTGAGCGTCAATGGCTTGAACCTTACAATATCGTAAGGTTTCTCATGAGCATATTGCATGCCAAAAAACTTTTTTCTTGATTGGCATAGCATTTGCTATTGGTAAGATAGGTAGTATTTAAGAAAAACTCGTTGTAAGTCATTGCAGCATAAGCACTTACGTCGATTTTGGCGCCGAAAATTTTTCCTAAGTCCTTTAGCAGCAAGGACTTACGTCAAATCTTTGTTCACTACTATACTAGTGTTCAGATTCTCCACTCAACGAACTTGAGGGTGAACACTTGACCAGGGTACTTGCTAGCGATATACGCTTGTGCACTTTCCTTACGATTATCAGAGGCACTCACGCCTTGAACAATCTTTCCGTCAATGATGACACTCCAAATCTTACGCTTGCGAATCTTGGGAAGCGAACCGATGAAACCATTGACACTCATAACCTTTTCCATTTTCATTCTCTCTTTTCTTTTTCTTCTCTTACTCTTATATCGACATTATACCAGACATTCTTGAACTTGCAAGCGAAAAGTTTCCTTACAATACCGTAAGGTTTGACCCCTCAGTTGATTGCAAAATCATCCACAACATATCCAACTTCATCCACTTCGATCCAACCACCATCATCCATAAATCCCAATTCTTCATCGATGCAAATTTGGTTGTATCCACTCTCACGAACCTTTTGCAGCAAATCGGAAGCAAAAGCAACCCTACCAACCAAAGTGGAAAGGCTAGTGTTGTCAAGAAATTCTCTCAGTTCAGCCACAGTGTTCAGCACAATCATGTTTTCCATTTTCTTTTCCTCTTTTTCCTTTTCTCTTATATCGACATTATACCATCTCCATCTTCAATGTCAATCAAAATCTTTCCTTACATTTTCGTAAGGTTTCTAGTGCAAAATTCATGCCAAAATTTTTTATTTTAGTTTGGCACACCATTTGCTCTGATAAGATAGATAAAATTCAGCAAAAACTCGTCGTAAGTCATTGCTATATAAGTACTTACGTCAAATTTTTGGTAGTAAATAGCTTCTAAGTCATTGTCTCATATAGACTTAGGGGGTTTTTCTATTTTATAGGTCAATTTTTTAAGAATCATAAAAAACGCCGGGAGGTCTATAAATAGTAAGGAGACTTTAAAATAAATGTACTAGCTAAACCTTGGAGGTAGCCCCTTATGTTTCTTCTTTCTACTTCTTCCTAGTTTCTGATAAGACAAACTAAATCTTCTGTCACTATTAGCGTCCAGCACCTCTGGATACTTTTTCCTTAGATCCAGCTTCTTCTCCCAGTCATATACAGAATAAGATACTGCTTTACCTCGCCACAGTTGAGAGCTTTTCCACCTGCTAGAGAAATGTTCTGTTAACTTTTCCAAATCTCCATTTAATTCTAACCATACTTTCTCAAAAACTTCTGGAAAATCCCCTCGATTATCCAAATTATTATCTCTATGATTCCCAGACTCTAAATGATCAGGATTATAACATTTCTTATTCCTACACTTATGTCTTATTAACTCTGGATAACTTCCATTCTTTTCCCAAAAGGCCACCCGGTGTTTAGTAAAATATTTTGTTACCCCTTTTCCTGTAATACCAGATCCCCCAAGAGTTACTTTTACTTGACCATATCCGCTCTTAGATACGCTCACACTCTCCTTGCACTCTGTTTCATTATTAATTATGTATCCATCTCTATATGCTTTATTTTTTAATACAGCCTCCAGCCAAGGCCCCACATCTTCCTTATTGGTAGGTTTGGATCTGTTTAACAAACAACTGTCAGACCATTTTCTCAGATACTCATTCTCTTTCTGCAAAATTTCTTTATCAGAACAAAACTCTATGATAGCATATCTCATAGTATAATTATCATCTCTATATATATTTAACAAATTTATAGACTTATGTTGATCTGTTTTTAACTCTCTAAGATGACATTTTAATCTGGTTTTAATATTTGTACTACTACCAATATATAGTTTTATATTATTGCTATCTAAAACATTTATAAAAAATAATGCATAAATCCCATGAGCCCCCTCTCCAATCGCTTCCACATCATCAACCATAGTCCACTGTTTGATAGCTGACCAATCTATTCTTTTCTTAACTTTTCTCAATTTGAACATGTTACTAATGTAAGTTTTTGATACATTATATTTTTTTCTTAATTCGTATATAGCCACCCCTTCTTCATAATCACTAATTAGATTTAGCTCTTGAGTTCCATTTAAAATAGTTTTAATTTTTCTTTTCTTTTTATCTTTACTATTTTTTATTCTCATAAAATAAACTCCTAATATCTGTTAACCTGATTAATAGGAATATAAACTACTTTTGGTACCGTTACCATCTGATATTTCTTTAGAAGGCACCAACTTTGAGTTTCCACCATAAAATTTTCATATTTAACTACTGGAACATACTGAGTAATTACAGGAACCATAGTTATAACAGGAACAGTATAAGTATAATAGTATGGAACATACTCTACTTTTTGAACTATAGGAGTCTGAGTTATTGGCCCCCAATCACTCCCCAAGCAAGATTTTCCTGCACCAAAACTCATAATCAATAATACTAACAAAATATTCTTTATCATATTTATCTCCTTATATAAAAATAGTTCCCAGACAAAAACTGCCCAGGAACTATTGTAAATTGAATTTTTAAAATGAATCTTAGTTATTTTCAGTAGATTCTATTGGACTAGTAACATTTTTTATCTTTGGTGGTCGTCCACGAGATTTTTTAAGAGATAATTTTCTCCTTTGGCGACGAACCATAGCTGTTGTTATATTTTGTCCTGTTATTTGACTAAGTTTTGATGCTAAAGCGTCATCATTCAGCAAAGTATGGTTATCTCTGATAAATTCTACTTCTGAAATTGACCATTTTTTATAAGTTACCATTTCTTACTTTCCTAAATAAAGTTGACTAAAAGTGTAAAGACTCTATTATATTAGAGGTTGGCAAGTTTTGCGCAAGGAGAAAAAATGAACAATAACGAATTTAATATTATGGATTCAGTTTTGGAAATTAAAGCGTCTGGTGTTGATGTTACAAATGACCTATTATCTTTAGATGGAAAAAGTATAGCACAATTATTATATGACCAAGAAAAATCAGAAAATCCCCCAAAACCCTAAATTACCACATGGCGTGACAGAAGACCAATTTTTGAATGCGCTAGATAATATTAGCAAAAGATTAGGCCATAAATTTAAATTTGGCTATCATAGCTTTGATGATATGAAACAACAAGCGGCCATTTTTGCATTAGAAGGCCTTAAAAATTATGATAATAAACGACCATTAGAAAATTTTTTATGGACCCACGTTAGAAATCGTCTCTTTAATTATAAAAGAGATAATTATCAAAGACCAGACAAACCATGCTTAAGTTGCCCATTATACGACGCCCACTGCAAAAGCTCAGCTAATCAATGTTTAGAATATACTGACAAAAGTGAATGTGAACTATATTCAGGATGGGAAAAAAGAAATAGTAGAAAAAAGAATATTATGAAGCCTATTGGTATGGATGAGCTAACTGAAAAATCTATAAAAGCAGTAACAGACTCTGATATTCCTGATAGTATTTTTAATCAACAAATTATAGAATTATTAGATAAACATATTCCAGTAGCATATAGAGAATCTTATCTAAGGTTAAAATATGGAGAAAAAATTTATAAAGCAGAAATGAGCAAGCTTTACGAGGTTATTCAATCCATTTTAAAACAACACAATTACGAGTATTAATAGTGAGTAAAAAAAGAGGTCAATTAGGTTTAGACGAAGAAGAGTTTATTCGTAATCATGTTTTAAGCATGAGTATTGAAGATATAGCCAAATCATTAAATAGATCAAACTCCCCTGTTGAAAGATATATAGAAGAAAATCAACTAGCTCGCGATCCTCTGGAAAAAAATGAAGAGAGAATATTATTACAAAAATTACATAGCAAATCATTTTGGGGAGAAATTAAAAAACAATTTGATAGTGATAGTGGAGAATTAGAATATTTTGAAAATGTTTGGATAAATCTTGTGAAACAATTCCGTGAGGACGTTCTACCTGCTGAAGAATTACAAATTAAACAATTTATCACCATTGATATTCTTATTAATCGAAGCATGAAAGAAAGAAAACGTCATATTGCAGAAACAGAAAAACTACAAAAACAAGTTGATAAAGAATACGAAAAACCTGAAGATCAAAGAGATATCCCGAAATTAACTAATTTAGAAACTCAATTAAGTTTTGCTCGTAATAGTATTGCTAATTATACTAATGAATATACCAAATTACTTAACGAACAACAAAAAATTAGTAAAGACCTTAAAGCAACTCGTGAACAAAGAATAAAAAGAGTAGAAGACGGAAAAAGTTCCTGGGTTGGACTAATAAGAATGTTAGAAGATGAAGACATAAGAGAAAAACAAGGACGAGAGATGCAAATATTAAATTTAGCCACAGAAAAAATAAAAGAAAAGTTATTTAATTATCATCAATATGCAGACAACAACCTTGATCTTCCTTTTTTAACTCCAGAAAGTATAGAAAATAAAAAATGAGAACAGCACTAGTGACAGGAATAACAGGACAAGATGGTAGCTATTTGTCCGAATTTCTTTTAGACAAAGATTATAAAGTAGTAGGATTACAAAGAAGATCCAGTTCAAATAATTTTAGTCGTATAAAACATTTTTTAAATCATCCAAACTTAATCATAGAAGAATATGATCTCACTGACCCTAGCACCACCAACAGAATAATACAAAAATATCAGCCAGAAGAATTCTATAATCTTGCTGCTCAAAGTCATGTTGGTACTAGTTTTGACCAACCAACTACAACTTTTGAGATTAATAGCGTAGGAGTCATTAATATACTAGAAAGTATACGTAATTTTTCTTCACATACTAAATTTTATCAAGCTAGCACAAGCGAAATGTTTGGACGAAATTATACCCTTAAAGATGGTAAAAAATATCAAGACGAAAATACAACTATGCTTCCTCAAAGTCCATACGGAGTAGCTAAACTAGCATCTTATCATATGGTTCAAATATATCGGTCTTCTTATAATATATTTGGATGTTCTGGCATATTATTTAATCACGAAAGTCCACGGCGCGGAGAAAATTTTGTAACCCGTAAAATTACTAAATATTTAGCAAATCTGATCAAAAATAAAACTAGTGAAAAGCTTTACTTAGGCAATTTGGATTCATACAGAGACTGGGGACACGCAAAAGACTATATTGAAGCAATGTATCTGATGCTGCAACAAAAAAATCCATCAGATTATATAATAGCTACTGGAGAAACTCATAGTGTCAGGGAATTTTTAACTAAAGCATTTGAGTACTTTAATTTAGATTATAATAATTATGTAGTTATTGATCCTAAATTTTATCGTCCATCAGAGGTTGATTACTTATTAGGAGATCCATCCAAAGCTAAATCTATATTAGGGTGGAATAATAAAATCTCTTTTAATGAATTAATTAATGACATGATCATAAGTGATTTAAACAATGCTTAGAAATTTTAATGATCCTCAATATAAAAAATGGAGAAAAGCTGTTTATCAGAGAGATGGATACCAATGTCGCTGGCCAAATTGTAACTTAAAAAGAAAATTAAATGCTCATCATATTAAAACATGGGCAGATTTTCCGGGCTTAAGATTTGAAGTTGCTAATGGTATTTCTTTGTGTAAATATCATCATGATCTCATAAAAGGCATGGAAAACATTTATGAATCAACTTTTTTAAGAATTTTAGCAAATGATAGACTACAATAAATTTGAAATTATTATAGATACTAGGGAGCAACAGCCCTGGGTTTTTGAACATCATGTAAAGGCTTGCGAAAAGCTAGATACTGGAGATTATTCCGTTAGAGGATTAGAGAATCAACTTTGCATAGAGCGAAAGAAAAGTGTTAGTGAAATTGCAAACAATATTACTGAAAAAAGATTCAAAGATGTTGTGGCACGAATGACTCAATATAAGTATTCATTTTTATTACTAGAATTTGATTTTGAAAATGTATTATCTTATCCAATAGGCTCAAATGTTCCTAAAAAAATGTGGGATAAACTAAAAATTACACCTAATTTTTTAATTAAACATTTGGTTGAATTACAAGTATTCTTTAATATAAAAGTATTATTTTGCGGCTCAGCTTCTAATGCTGAGCGCATGGCATTATCCATTATGAAAAAGGTTTACGAAATTGAGCAACCAAGACCAACAGATATTTGATGATGCTTGGCTGGGACTAGGTGACTTATCTAAGTTAATTATTCCTAATAATCCTATGATACATAGGAGCAAAGAGGATATAGAGAATCCTGATTTGCATCTAATGAAATTATTAAGAAATCCTAAAAATTTAGGATATACTTGTAATGTGCTTTTTAATATAGAACTACATCCACTACAAATTGCTATTTTACAAGAATTATGGATTCGTGCTTTTCCAATGTATATTGCAAGTCGTGGTTTGGGTAAAAGTTTTTTACTAGCTTTGTATTGTATTTTACGCACAACTTTTTATCCAGGAACCAAAATAGTTGTTGTCGGAGCTGCTTTCCGACAGAGTAAAATTATTTTTGAATATATGGAAACTATATGGCGTAATAGTCCTATTTTGCGTAGTATTTTTAATGGAAATGATGATGGCCCACGAAGAGACGTTGATAGATGTACTATTCGATTAGGAGACAGTTGGACCATAGCTGTTCCAATGGGTGATGGTAGTAAAATCAGAGGATTAAGAGCTCATATCATTATTGCTGATGAATTTGCTTCAATATCTCCGGATATTTATGAAACTGTAGTTTCTGGTTTTGCTGCTGTTAGTGCCAGTCCAATACAAAATGTTAAGGAGCAAGCCAGAAGAGCAGCTATGGCAGAAGTTGGTTTATGGAATGAGGAATTAGAAACATTAAATTATAAAATGGGTAATCAGGCTATAATTAGTGGTACTGCTGATTATGACTTTAAACATTTTGCAAGCTATTGGAAAAGATACAAAGCTATTATTGAAAGTCAAGGAGATAAACAAAAATTATCAGAATTATTTAAGGATGATATTCCAGATAACTTCAACTGGAAAGACTATAGTATCATACGTATTCCTTATGAATTGATACCCAAGGGATTCATGGATGATAAGCAGGTAAGCAGAGCCAAGGCCACTATTCATACTGGCATATATAATATGGAATATGCTGCTTGTTTTACTATTGATAGCTCGGGATTTTTCAAAAGATCATTGATAGAAAGTTGTGTAGTTAATGAGACTAGTCCGATTACTATTAATAATAAGTCAATAATATTTGACCCTAGGGTATCTGGAGATCCTTCATTACAGTATGTTTATGGAATAGACCCAGCTAGTGAACAAGATAATTTTAGTATTGTTGTATTAGAAGTTCATCCAGATCATTCTCGAATAGTTTATGTTTGGACAACAAATAGAGCTAATTTTAAAGAAAGACAAAAAACAGGATTAATTAAAGATCATGATTTTTATGGTTTTTGTGCAAGGAAAATTAGAAACTTATCCAAAACCTTTCCATGTTTTAGAATAGGATTAGATGCTCAAGGTGGCGGAGTTGCCATAGAAGAGGCTTTGCATGATCCATCAAAGCTTGAAGAAGGAGAAAGTCTAATCTGGCCAATTATTAACTATGATAAAATTAAAGATACTGATGCTCAACCAGGATTACATATTATAGAGCTTGTACAGTTTGCTAAGGCCGATTGGACAAGTCAAGCCAACCATGGATTGCGCAAAGACCTTGAAGATAAGGTACTATTATTTCCAAGATTTGACAACTTAACATTAGGATTGGCTCTAGAACAAGAAGGTAAAGATATATTAAATTCTGATCTTAATCCAATTTATGATAATTTAAGCGAATGTATATTAGAAATAGAAGAACTTAAAAATGAATTGACAACTATCGTTATGAGTCAAACTAGTACTGGGCCTAATGCTAGAGATCGCTGGGATACTCCAGAAGTCAAAATGCCTAATGGTAGAAAAGGTAGATTAAGAAAAGATAGATATAGCGCCTTAGTTATTGCTAATATGTTAGCTCGTCAAATGAATAGAACATTAAAAAATATAGAATATGATATTATTGGAGATAATGCTCGCTCAGCAGTTAAACATGATGGTCAAATGTACAGAGGCCCAGAGTGGTTTATCAATGGAGCTAACGACGATGATCTTTATACGGGAATTTATAGATAAAGTGTATTTAATAAAAGTAATTCAATTGTAATTCTATTAAGGTTTAAATAATAAAAATGGCTAAAAGATACCCCAAAAGTGAAGCTATACAAAATTTATCTGAACAGAATGGACCAGCTTATGTAACTTGGGGAGATGATTTAGCTAGTAAACAAACTGCTCTTAATCAGTCTTCAGAGTCTTTATCAGAATTTACTTTAGTTAATAAAACTATCGGAATGAGAAGATATGGACTAGATTATTCTAATTTAGATAAAAATACTAGCGGTCGTCCTGGTCTCAGTCGTTCTGATTATGATTACTTTAGACCAGACGAAGCCGTTCCTCGTGAAATTAAGTTAATATTAAAAAAAGCCGAAGATATTTATCAAAGAGTTGGTTTAGTAAAAAATGTTATAGATCTTATGGGAGATTTTTCAGCTCAGGGCATTCGTCTTGTGCACAGAAATAAAAGAATAGAAAGATTTTATAGACAATGGTTTAAAAAAATCCAAGGTAAAGATCGCAGTGAGCGATTCTTAAATAATCTATACAAAACAGGTAATGTTGTAATCAATAGACAAACAGGCAAACTTAGTGTAAAAGTATCAGATAAATTATATCAAGCTTTGGGATCTCCAGATTTTCAAGTTCAAGAATTAAACGAGCCCCCTATAGAAAAAAGAGAAATTCCTTGGAAATATACTTTCATGGATCCTTTTTTTATTGAAATAGCTGCTGGTCCACTAGCTTCTTTTTCTTCTAAAAAATCATATCAGTTAGTTTTGCCTCCTCAATTACGCAAAATTATTAATAGTCCCAAAACAGAAGCCGACAAAACAATTATTGCAGGATTACCACCAGCCATAATAGAAGCAGCCAAAACTAGACTGCCCTATCCTTTAGATACAGGAAAAACACTAGTATTTCATTACAAGAAAGACGATTGGCAGAGCTGGGCTTTTCCTATGATATATGCAATTATGGATGATATAACAGTTATTGAAAAACTGAAACTTGCAGACATGGCAGCATTAGATGGCGCCATATCCAATATTCGTATTTTTAAACTTGGCAGCTTAGAACATAAGATAGCTCCCACAAAAGCAGCTACAGCTAAACTTGCTCAGATATTAGGAAATAATGTCGGTGGAGGAACTATGGACTTGGTATGGGGTCCTGATATTGAGCTAATAGAGAGCAATACAAATGTTCATCAATTTCTTGGAGAGGGCAAATATGTGCCTCATATGAATAGTGTTTATGCTGGTCTTGGGATTCCTCCAACGCTTACAGGAACATTTGGAGCAGCTGGAACAACGAATAATTTTATTAGTTTAAAAACACTTACCCAAAGACTTCAATACGGAAGAGATATACTAGTATCTTTTTGGGAAAAAGAAATAGAGCTAGTACAAAAAGCTATGGGGTTTAAATATCCAGCTAAAATTGAATTTGATAGAATGGATCTAAGTAATGAAGATGCTGAAAAGTCACTATTAATACAGCTAGCTGATAGAAATATTATTAGTGACGAGCTTATACAAGCTAGATTCGGACTTGATCCAGATATGGAAAAAACTAGACTAAATAGAGAAAATCGAGATAGGCAAACCTCAAGAATGGTTAATAAGGCTGGACCTTGGTTTAATCCCGATCCCGAGGATGGCTTAAAGAAAATAGCATTACAAACAGGCATTGTAACTCCTAGTCAAGTAGGACTAGAACTTGAAAAGAAGAAAAATGGAGAAAAATCAGCTCTCGAAATGAAAACTCCCTCTTCGCCTGTACCCTCAACGAAGTTGGCAAATGATTCGCCAGAATCATTGCCAGGAGTACCCGGCCAAGGTCGCCCAAAAAACTCTAAAGACTCCAAAAAAAGAAAAACGAAAGTTTTCAAACCACAAACCGGAGCCAAACTTCTTTTATGGGCAAACGAAACCCAAGATAAAATTAGTCAAATTGTTAACCCGATTTTATTGCAATTTTTTAATAAGAAAAATTTACGCAGCTTATCTAATGAAGAAGTCAAAGAGCTAGATTCTATAAAAACAAAGCTACTATTTAGTTTACAGGCATTTAGTAGTATAAATACAGATATTATTTTACAATCTTTAAACGATATAGATAGTTCTTCAGAATTAGTACAAGCTTATAATCATTGGCTTAAAGAATTAAAATCAGAACTTAATAAAGATTTAACTGTTGATGAACTAAAACAAGCTAAAGCGTCATTTTATTGTATGGTGTACTCATTGGCAGACAAAGAGGTATAAATTATGAAAATATTTCAACATGAAATCAACGACGGACTTGAACACAAAATATCATCATCTGCATCATTTTCTTATGCTTCGATAGCAGAGCCTTGTTTATTAAATAGGCCAAATGTTTCTAGTATTAAAAGTTTAGCTTCGTTTAATGATTCAGACTTATACTATGTTCAATCTATTTTAGTAAGCTCATCATGGAATAAAAATGATGATATTTTTGAAGTTGGTGAGGTTTGGGTAGCTCGAAAGACTCCAGAAGATAAGCCAACAAATCTCGAACACGACGAAAGTAATATAATTGGACATATAACTAACAATTGGCCCATCACTGAAGATGGTGAAATTATTCCAGAAAATACAGATATAAATAGTTTACCAGAAAAATATCATATATTAACAGGTTCTGTAATTTATAGAGCATTTACAAGTCCTGAGCTTAAAGAAAGATCAGACAAATTAATATCTAGTATAGAATCAGGAAATATGTTTGTTAGTATGGAATGTTTTTTTAAAGGTTTCGATTATGGAATAACTGATAAAACAACTGGTAGCTATAAAATTTTAGCTCGTAATGAGAATACAGCATACTTAACAAAATATCTTAGAGCATATGGTGGTGATGGTGAGCATGATAATTATAAAATAGGTAGAGTATTAAGAAATATTACATTTTCTGGTAAGGGTTTTGTTGAAAAACCAGCTAATCCAGATAGTATTATTTTTACAAAAGATATTGTTGATAGATTATTTAATAAAAAAAATGATGATTTATCAATTTCAGGTGTATTTAACAATCAGTCAACCTCTAATGTGGAGAATAGTAATATGAGTGATAATACAGAAGCATCCGTACAAGCTACCGAGACAACTCCTGAAGTTAATATTCAGGGCTTACAAGATCAAATTACAGAACTACAAACTCAGGTAGCTGCTCAGACAGAAATCATTAATACACTAGAGACAGAAAAAGAAGAAGCAGCCAAGAAGGCTAAGGACGAAGAAGTAAAAATGAAGGAAGAAAAAGCTAAAAAAGAAGAAGCTGCTAAAAAAGTCAAAGAAGACGAAGACGCCAAGGATGAAGAAAACAAAAATCTTAAAGCGGCTTTAGAGGTGGCTAATGAAGTAATTGCTGCCTATATGATGAAAGAAGAAGAGATGGCTAAGAAAGAAAAGAAGATGAAAAGAAAAGCTTCTCTTTTAAGTTGTGGTTTTGATGACGAAACATCTGAAGCTACTCTAGAAAAATTTGAATCATTAAATGACGATGCTTTCGACGCAATGACAAATCTATTGGCCGGCAAGCTGCCACCATGGTTAGAAAAGTTCAAAAAGGGAGATGACAAAGAAACTGATAAAACAAAAGATGCCAAAAAGAAAGCATCTATTGACGAAACAGTAGACTCATCCATTCTTGAAAACGTCGAAGTAGAAGAAGCTGTAAATCTTAGTGTTGGTAGCGATGAGGTTTCCTCAATCGACTCCACACGTGCAGAATTAGTTGAATTTGTTTGTGCTAGACTAGGTAAAAAACTTAATAAGGGAGAATAACATGGCTCTTAAAGCAGATCGTATTGAATTACTTACAGATATTTCCTTTTTCATGAACACAACTGCCGAGCGTGGCGGTGTGGTATCTGCTGTTACAAGCGGTTCTGGTGTAGCTATGGACGACGCTAACAGCGTAGTTGCATATGCAGCCACCGTCAGCGGAGCCAAGCCTCTAGGCATTTTGTTAAATGATGTTGTAAATTATGACCTAACCAGACAGCATATCAATTGGCACAAAGATGAAGTGCAAGTTGGTGGCAAAGTTGTACTACTACGTCAGGGACAAGTAACAACAAATATGCTAGTTAACGGAATTACTCCAGCAGCTGGCGTTGATGCTTATGTTGGTGTTAATGGTCTTGTTGGTACATCAAGCACCAATAGTGTTAAGGTCGGTCAGTTCCTTGGCAGCAAAGACGCTGATGGTTATGTCAAACTATCCGTAAACATTACTTGATTATAGCTTTAATAAGGGAGAAAAAAATGTCAGCTAATACCAAAACTTTTAAACCAACACCAGAACTAACTGATCTCTTGGTTCGCTCTGGATCACCAAATAGAGAAGTAGCTCTAGCTGCTAACTCTGAGTTTGCAAAGGCTCTTGAGTTACCACTTAGACAAGCTCTATTAAGTGGTGATATTCTAGATGGCATTTTTGAGCCAATTCAACTAGCTCAAAGTGCTACTCCTGAATTCCCACTAGATTTTCTTGCTCCTGGCACAGAGAAAGACTTTGTTGCCTATACTATTCCTAATCACGGTCAGATTCCAGAGCGTCATGTTGAAGGCGATTATATCATGGTTCCAACCTATGATATCGGTGCTTCAATTGATTATCTTCTAAAGTATGCTCGTGATGCTCGATGGGACGTAGTTGGTCGCGCTATGGAAGTGCTTGAGTCTTCATTCGTCAAGAAGATGAACGATGATGGCTGGCACACACTAATGGCCGCTGGTGTAGATCGTAATATTGTTGTATATGATTCAGATGCTTCTAATGGACTATTTACAAAGAGACTAGTTAGTCTTATGAAAACAGTTATGCGCAGAAATGGTGGTGGTAACTCCGCTAGTAATAATCGTGGTTTACTAACTGACCTTTATGTTTCTCCAGAAAGCATGGAAGACATTCGTAACTGGGGCATTGATCAGGTTGATGAAACAACACGTAGAGAAATTTACACAGCTGCTGATGGTACACTAAACCGTGTATTCGGTATCAATCTACATGATCTTGATGAACTTGGAGAAGGCCAAGAATATCAGCTATTCTATAGCGACATTCTAAGCGGATCATTACCAAGTGGTAAGAGTGAGATCGTTGTTGGGCTAGATCTCCGTAAGAGAGACAGTTTCATAATGCCAGTTCGTGAACAAGTTCAAATTTTTGAGGATGATACACTTCATCGTCAAAAGAGAGCTGGTTTCTATGGATGGGCAGAACAAGGCTTTGCCGTTCTTGACAACCGTAGAGTACTACTTGGCTCACTATAATTTTAGCTTTAAAAAAGCAATGTTATGAATTAAGGACTGGCAGCAATGTCAGTCCTTTTTTCTTTCATATCTTAGTAAGATACAATTAACATAAAATCATGTTAGGTGTATTTCATAATATAGTTACAGTTAATCAACTAAGCCAATTTATATCGGAACTCAAAAATGGCAGCAGGCAAATATGATTTCGCGATAGAACAAGGAACATCTTTTAAATTTGCTTTAATATATAAAGATCAAGATAGAAATGTTGTACCACTACAAGGATATTGTGCAAGACTTATATGGAAAACTAATTTAAATCAAACACAGATTTTTACAACTGATAATATAGACCCTAGTGTATATAGATTTAGTATTGATGAGAACAATGGTAAAATTACACTATTGATACCAGCATCAAGTACTAATAACTTTGATTTCAACTACGCTAAGTATGATTTAGAGCTACAATCTCCAGATGATTTATATACTGGAGGAGGCAAGTATACAACAAGAATTCTTTTTGGAACAGTCACAATCATAAAACGAAATAGCCAATCCCACGAAGCTTTGAGCTGTAACACATGAGTGACGAATCATTTATCATAGAAATAGAACCAAATACTTACGTATTAGATATTGAAACTAGCTTTATTAATAATGTAAATAATATTGAGATAGAAAATTATCAAACATTTAATTTGGAAATTGTTAATACAGAAAGAATACTATTTAGTGATTTGCCTGATATATTTTTAGAAAATACATTTGGAAATTTAGATGTTGGAAGAATTGGCGGACTAGATGATTACTTAGACCATTACAATTTCGACTGTGGTACCCCATAAAACTTTTAATATTAATATACCGGAGATTATAAAATGCCAGCACTAACAAAAATTCAGATTCGTCGTGGAACAACAGCAGAGTGGCTAGCTTCGCTGGACCCTCTATCCCAAGGAGAGATGGGTTACGATCTAAGTCTGAAAAAATTTAAGGTTGGTGATGGTACTAGTTTATGGAGTAGTTTACCATGGGCCACTATTATAGGAAGTGATTTAGTAGGCGCTAGCGGCATTAACATATCTTATGCTGGCACCAGCGGTATTGCCACAGTATCAGTTACTGGTTTAAGCTCTAGTTATTTAAGCGATTTTAATAGTGCGGTTAGCGGGCTGCTTCCAGTAAAAAGTGTTATTGCTGGAAATAATATTACTGTAACTCCAACAGGAGATAAAGGATTTGTTATTAGCTCCCCAGTAAATGAGAACACTGTTAAAGATATTATCGGATCAACTATTACTGGTGTTAGCGGCATTAGAGCAAGTTACGACAGCGTTGGGAAAATAGAAACTCTTTCAGTTACAGGACTCAATAGTTCATATATTGGGGATTTTAATACAGCAGTTAGTGGACTATTAGGAGTTAAAAGTTTAATTCAAGGTACTGGAGTAGGTATTGTAAATGTTGCAGGAAACCAAACAATTAGTGTTACTGGTATCCCAACATCTTTGATTACTAACTTTGCTAGTGGGGTTAATGCTCTTATTGACAATGCTGTTAGCGCAAGTATTGTTGGTGGTAGTGGTGTTGATATTGTATACAATAGCGGTACAAATACTCTTACTATTAGTAGTGCTCTAACTGCAGGTAGTGGAATAGCCTTAACTCATAATAGTGGAAATTATGTTGTTAGCTTAAGTGATCCTACTATCCAATTAGCAGAGATCACGGACCTATCTGCTAATGCTAGAACTTTTTTGTTGACGCCAAGTAGCAACAATCTCTCAACTCTTGTTACAGATGAAACTGGATCAGGAAACTTAGTATTTTCTAATAGTCCTACACTTGTTTCTCCAAGCATTGGAGTAGCAACAGGTACATCTTTTAATAGTATCACTGGTTTGAGTAGCTCAACACCTTTGATGAACAGTACCGCAGCCGTCGGTACCTCTACAGCAGCAGCTCGTGCTGACCACGTTCATCCAACAGATACTAGTCGTGCTGCTGTGGCAGGAACTTTAGCTCAGTTTGCTTCAACAACATCTTCCCAATTAGCTGGGGTTATTAGCGATGAAACTGGTAGTGGATTACTAGTTTTTAATAATAGTCCAACATTAGTTAGTCCAACTTTAGGAGCGGCAACTGCTACCACCCTAAATAAAGTTACAATCACAGCTCCAGCGAATGGATCTACATTAACTGTTGCTGATGGGAAAACCCTTACTGCTAGCAATACCTTAACCTTTACTGGTACAGATTCTAGCTCTGTCGCTTTCGGAGGTGGTGGAACAGTACTTTATACTAGTAATAAGCTAAATGCTCTGTCATCTACAACTAGTTCTGAACTAGCCGGAGTTATCAGTGATGAAACAGGAACAGGGTCGCTAGTATTTGCAAATAACCCCACAATGAGTGGAGTTACTGTTAATGGTAATCTTACTGTTGGTGGTAGTGGTTTAGTTGCTAGTAATATTAATGACTTCAATACTGCTGTAAGAACCAATCGTTTGGATCAAATGAGCGTTCCTACAAGTGACGTATCCTTCAATAGTGTTAAGATTACTAGTTTAGCAGATCCAGTTAGTGCTCAAGACGCTGCCACAAAAGCATACGTAGATGCTGCCCGAATGGGTCTTGATGTTAAAGCAAGTGTCAGAGTTGCTACAACAGCCAATATAACACTATCTGGCACTCAAACTATTGACGGGGTTGCCGTTATAGCTGGCGATAGAGTATTGGTAAAGAACCAGAGCACAGCTAGTCAAAATGGTATCTATGTTGTAGCTGCTGGATCTTGGAGCAGAGCGTCTGATGCTGATTCTGATTCTGAAGTTACTGCTGGACTATTTACTTTCGTATCCGAAGGTACGGTTAATTCTGATAGTGGTTGGGTACTAACAACAAACGATGTTATTACTCTTGGAACAACGAGCCTAGCTTTTGCTCAATTCTCTGGAGCTGGTCAGATTACTGCTGGTGCTGGTTTAACAAAGAATGGTAACACTATAGACGCTGTTGGTACAGCTGGTCGTATAGTTGTTAATGCTGATAATATTGATCTTGATACTGTAACTCAATCTGATAGTAGTGGTTCTGCTGGCGTCACCTTTGTTCAATCCGTAACTAGAGATAGTTATGGTAGGGTTACAGGTGTAACCACAGCAGATGTAAAAGATGCAACAACTTCTGTTAAGGGTATTGCTAGCTTTGATAGTGGAGATTTTAGTGTTTCTTCTGGTGCTGTTAGCATCAAAGCTAGTGGTGTTGATAATTCTCAACTAGCTAACAGCTCTGTCACCATTGGTTCAACATCGGTTAGTCTCGGTGGAACCATTACTTCTGTGTCAGGATTAAGTAGTGTTAGTAGCACATCATTTGTTGGTAGTCTTAGTGGTACAGCAACTAATGCCAATAATATTGAAGTTGATCTTAGTAGTGCTAATACTAATAATCTAGTTTTTGTTAACGGTACAGATGGTAATCTTAAACCAAGTGTTAATAACAACTTAAGGTTTGATGCTGCTAATAATCAGTTATTAGGCTCATCGAATACAACACCAGCAACAACATTGAAATACTTTATTATAGATGGTGGAACGCCATAATAAAGTTTTGTTTAAAATTTGTTATAAGTCGCTAATAATTTAATCCTTTATACTAGAGAAATATAATATGAAAAGTGGTAAATTTTTTATAGTAAATGGACGAGCTAAGGTCAATCCACCAAAACCACCAGCCCCTCCATTATCAACACTATCAGCTATGACAGTAGGAGCTTGGGGAGATCCTCACTTTTATATTACTACTAGCTCTACGGATTCTAAAAATAGAGTAAGTACTAAAACCATAGCTCAGTGGGGAGATAATAAACCAGGAATATCAGGTAATAATGAACTTCAATTATTAGATTTACAAACATCAACACATAGTATAAAAATTTATTATACAAACAAGGCTTATGGCAATGCCAAGGTTATTGATAATATAAGAGTAAATTATAATACTGTTTCTACAACATATAACTCTACAACTAAATTAACTCTTGGTCCAGTAACTCTAAATATTTTGAAAAATGGAACTGGGGCAAGTTCTTATCTTTCTTTTGAAATGAGTTGGTCTAGTATTAATAATGTAGTTAAACTAGGTGGTGCTATTGTTCCTATTCTTAAAAGAGTAGCTGATAATAATGGGGTTTTATGGAATGGTGGAGACGGAGTTTTGTGGGATGGCTTTGGAAAAGCATTAGCTGTTTATGGGTTGACTAGAAGTAGTTTTGAGACAGGCATTGGAATCCAAAGTACACAAGAAGATTTGGTATTATCATCAGATGAAGCAAATTTTATAGCAACAGCAACAGAAAACTTTACTCAAAATGGTAATATTTTTGATAATTTACAAAATCTTGGAGAAAATGGTGATGGCAATAATGCTGCTATTGGAGACTGGGATGCTACTCATGCTGAGATTTTACCTGTTCTTTCTACAGTTATTGGTCTAGAGGGAGCTATCGATCAAACAGTTGGTTCGACTACAACAACAGACGCTCCAACCACAACAACTACGGATGCGCCAACCACAACAACTACGGATGCTCCAACCACAACAACTACGGACGCTCCAACCACAACAACTACGGACGCTCCAACCACAACAACTACGGACGCCCCAACCACAACAACTACGGACGCCCCAACCACAACAACTACGGACGCCCCAACCACAACAACTACGGAAGCCCCAACCACAACAACTACGGAAGCCCCAACCACAACAACTACGGTAGCCCCAACCACAACAACTACGGTAGCCCCAACCACAACAACAACAGCAGCTCCAAGCGGTCCGATATTTTCTGGTATT